TTCTGAAAACAATGTCGCACCTTATCCATTTGAGAATGGTCCAGTTGCTGGCGGTGTGGGTACTCATACAGATACCCAATATCCTGGTGGTGCAAACAATGCAAGCGGTTTGCAAGTGCATGATATTACTAAAATTACAGCTAGTTCGATTGGCAGCATTAGCCGCTTGAAGGGGGGCAATTTCCCTTGTGGCTTGCTGCGATTTGATACGACGAACTGGAATTTACCTCCAGGGGAAACTCAGAATCTTTTGATGATGATTGATATGGTTCCTGGAACTCACAGGGGATACCTGTGTGAATCAATGACGGAGATGTGAAGATTATGATACCAACTCCCGAAATTGAAACAGTCAAGGAGGCGGTAACTACCGCATCATTGCTAAACCACATTCGCTCGAACCGAATCGAGTATGCTCTCGGTTTGGTGCTCCTCCACTTGGCAGGCGTTAGCGATCGTCTTCTTGGCCAACTGTCAGGAGTGTGCTTCTGATGGCGTATAAGTATGGCAAGACTTTCAAGAAAGACGGAAAATTGGTTCGATACCGTTATACTGACGGTAAAAAATCGACCAAGAAACTTGTTGCTGTCAACAAGAAAAAGAAAAAGGCACGTAGAACAAAGTGATTACGATGTGCCCTAAATGTTCTTCGAACAGAATATCAAGTGTTCTTATTGATGACACTGATCCAAAGCAACCAATAATTCATTGTTGTTGCGAAAATTGTGGAACGGAGTGGGTAGAATGACTGGCGCTTCATATTTTGAAATCGGCGGACAAGTCATTGAATTAAAGGCGGATTATGATTATGCCACAGGTAAATCAACCGCACAACAACGAAATGTCCAGCGTAAGATGGCCAAAGACGTTGGTATTATTGAAGAGGTTCCTGGTTTCATGTCGGATGACGGAATGGGAACCTTTGAGACGATTGGTCGTTATGCTGGTCTTGGTGCTGGCGTTCTTTTCGGCGTTGCAACATTTCCAGTAACACAGGCGGATTCTCCGCTGATCGGACCTGCAGACTTTGCATGGTTTTCTGCTACTGTCAAGTTTACTCAGAAGGCCCAATACCTGGGCCAGACTGTTGGCAGTTGGATAGATTGATATAGTAGTGTATACACCTTGTATACATGGCGAGGCTATATTGGCGAGTGAAGCGAGACGGAAAATGGACATGGCGTGCTGCTGAGCAGCGTCCATATGTGAACGATGAAGGTCGCAAGTTTATTGTGGCCGCATTATTGGAGGAAGAGGAATGATTTATGTTGTTTGTAAATCATGTGGAAGACATGACTTGGTTCCCAAGTGTCTGAATTTACTGGAACTATGTTTCAGTTGTTGCATGGAGTTACCATATGAAGATAAATGGTAAATGCAACGTATGTATTTCCGTGATGAAAATCTACGGAACCGACGAAAGCGTAGCACCTTGGCTATGCGAGTGCGGTAAGAAATCTGCACAATCTTCCTTACCGGTGAGGCATCACCGTAAAGTGCGGATTATGGGCGGGACGATCCGCTGCCATTTTGGCTGCTGCAACCCGCAAGACGGCTTTGATGATTGTTTGTTCAAAGACGTATAAACCCGGACAACGAATGACAACGATTTTAGTATGTCACCTTCGGTGGAAGGGCGAAGAAGATTGGAATCCGGGGCGAGTGTCACGGTGAGAAGATTCGTAGGGAGGTCACAGAGTTTGACCGCTGGCGCTACGGGGGAAATTAATAATAACCTCCGGTATTACCATTGCGAGCATGGCGAAGAGAAAATACTCTAAGCGCACTCGCAACATGCAACCTGCACCCATGACTATTACGTTCGGACTTCCTGTCCGTAGTACAGCGGGTGTTGCATATATTGATCTGTCACAATGTGCCAGTTTAGTTAATCGTCGATTTTATCGACAGGGAATTAACTGGGCGATCGCTGGAATCAAACTGGTTTCTACTCCAGGTATTACTGGAGAAGTTGGTCTCAGCAAATTGCCAAATACTTGGGTCATGTCAAATGCATGGGAAAAATCCATGCGATCATGGACCAGAATGAATAATGATGCTCTTGTAGAGTCACAATCAGTGAGACCTAAATTCTTGGATTTCAAGATTTATGCTGATTCCCAACATCATCAGTTGGGATTTTCTACGAATTTGTTGCTAGCAGGTCATACCGCTGGTGAGTGGGAACCCTCGAAGGTTGTTTATTCAAATTTCGGAGGGGTTACTGTTGAATCTAAGGAACTTATTGCGGTAGGCGCCAGTTATCCTGGTGCTTCTCCAGTTACTTTGTTGGATGCTGTTTCCTTAATTGAAGGATATGCCGCATCTCGAGGATTGCCAAACGTTGTGGACCCCAATGTTCCATCCGATGCTGATGATATTGGTCCATCGGCTACACCGGAGAATTGGCTTTCAGCCATGTTCAATGACGGTACCGGCCAAATGGAAGACGTTGTTGAAGATATGATTTCTGAAAACAATGTCGCACCTTATCCATTTGAGAATGGTCCAGTTGCTGGCGGTGTGGGTACTCATACAGATACCCAATATCCTGGTGGTGCAAACAATGCAAGCGGTTTGCAAGTGCAT